TTATTGCTCTTCTATCTGTGTTGCTGCTTCCTGCTCTGCCCTTTCCGCTTCCTCTGCTACACGTTTAGCTTCTTCTTGTGCTAATCGCTCTGCTTCTAGCTTAGCGAGTCTCTGTGCTTCAGCTTGCTTTTGATTGTAGAGTGAGTTAGGTGGCATTTCGACACGCATGTCTATCCAGCGGGATTCAGGTACGTCACAAGGTTCGTAGTTTTCGAAGTAAACAGGCACGCCTTCTTCATCAAAGTGCTTAATGCGCTTGTTCTGGAAACGTTCTGGCATATCTGCGTTCTGTTGGTGGAAAACAAAAACTTCAATATCACCATCAGGTCTCACCTCGTAATCAATGAGAACCATGTTTTTACCGTTATGGTCTTGAGGAATGACAAAGCCGTTATTGATACCCCATGCACCATCGGCATTAAAACCCACAACCCCTTTAATGAGGTAATGGCCAACACCAAGATGCTCCATTTCAACGCCTTCAGATTCTTCGTTTAACTCAATGTCATCAGAGAAGAGTTTTACCACCGGGGATGCGGCTTTTAAGTTTCCGTTGGAGTCTTTAGTGGTGTTTTTGTCAGTTAGTAAGTTGTATACGTGCTGTTGTGATGCATCGCCACCAATAACCTTAACGCCCGCCCCATTTTGACTTGCTGATATTGTAGTAAATATACTGTACGCTCTGAAATACGCGATAGCACTATACTGAAAATGAAAGTTACTACTTGCATAATCATTTCTGGTTATTTGACTTGGTATTCCAGACTTTAATTTTGAGATAAACTCGGATTCACTTAAATTAACTGAATCACCAACACCGGCCCATCCAAAATCACCAACATGCATTAATGCGCCACTCTTTTCTTGAAGAGTGTGAATATTAAACCTCTCATAGTCCTTTGATGATACTATTGAGGTTTTATTTCCACGGGTCTCAAGCTTAACTAAGTACGTCCCCATTTTGGAAGCAACATCACCTTCAGCAGTAACATTCCCTTTAATATCCCCACCATTTTTATCAAACTTCCCATCTAGCAGCCTATCCCTTTCTTTCTCCGTTCTCAGTTGCATTTCAGTGCCATCAGGTAACACCACTTTAATCACACCGGATTCGGTCATGAGTCGGTTCATTATCATCATCAGTTGATAGCTTTCAGTAACCATCGCTGTTGCTTTGTTAACACCGTCTGATACTGAACCAATCATCGTGATTGAAATAACGTATTTCACATCTGTTAGCGCCACTGGAACGGGAAAGCTTAACGTCATTTGTGTATCGCTTTCCACCGAGCGAATGCTGTTTTGATATATCGTATTGCCCGACTGGATAAGGATAATTTGCCCCACAGAGACTTTCGTCACGCTGTTTTTCCATAACGTGTTTTTACCTGTGATTTTCGGGTCGTTAGCCTTTGTTGAGATAGTGCCAATTTCATAAATCATGGTGTTTCCTTGAATTTTGAACGTAAAAAAACCGCTTGCGCGGCTTATTGATATTCGTTTATTACTTCATACAGTGATGTTGTTTGAACTCATTTTTGTCTGATTGTGTGACCACAAATAATCCTTCACATACTTCGTGCGTAACTGTTACAGGAGATTTGCACGCAGCAATAAGCACGACCATTCCTGCGAATATCGCATATTTCATTTGTTTCATATGGTTACCTATGGAAAAGGAAAATAATCTGCAGCGTCTAGAAAAATAGCGGGTGTTGCGGTTCGGGCTATCGTTTGATTGCCGTGATAACCACGCTGTTGAGAGGTACTGGTTTGAAATAAACTGATTTGAGACTCTCCTAAATTACCGATATTTAAGTCTCGCCACCAGCCTAAACCACCATCGCTGCTGAATATCTCCCCGACCTTTGTCGGTGTGTACATGGGCCGACGAATGGGATCAACGTTAATACCTGAACCTAGCGGTATTTGATTGCCGGGAACGGTAATAGGCCGAGTCATTACGCCCATTTGAGAGTTAAACGTGACTTTCCCTTCTAGATTACGAATTTTCAAACCAAAGCCGGGTGTATCCAGTTGGGCGGGTTGCACATTCGTAAATGCAACAACCCAATACCACGCGGGCGAATAGGCGGTAATATTGGTACTGTTTCGATTTCGGCTAACATAACGCCACCACTTTAACTTTTCCCAGCTTTGTACGTTTGAAGGCTCCAAACGGATAAACGATTTGTTATCGTCGGTGTAAAAGAAAAACACGGCATTTTCAATTGTTAGCCCGGGGAAGGTGCTTTCAATGTTAAAGGCATCCGTAATGTAGACCTTGGCTTTATGAGTAGCATAGGCATAACCAAGGGGTGGCGTATTTTCCAGAAAGATAGAACTCCCCATGACTTTTAGCCCAAAACCACTCGCGGCTTTTTGTGATGCGATAGTCGGAAACGCGATAATTTTTGTATAATTAAAATTATGCGTATCACTAAACCCCATTACCGTGACTTTTCGACCATCCGAGCTATAGGCGATCTTATCTTGAGTCCCCGATACATAACGCCTATCCCCGCTTTGTGTAAACGTGACTTCCGCTGCTGTTAAAGAAACCACCTGAAATCCATATCCTTCTGGAATTTCGTTCGGACACGTCCATTTTGATGTTAGCCACCCCCCATCAGGGGAGAGGCCATCATTCGCCCTAACGTAACGAGTCCAAAGGTTTGTCGCTGGAGCGGTTCGTTCATTGAACACAAACTCACTGCCGTCTAAATTCCGAATTTTCAAGCCATACAAACTATCAATCATAAGAACCACCCTAACTCTATGATGTAGATGTTTTTATACTTAAAGTAGTCGCCTTTACTGTTTCGAATAACGGAGTAATCCCCCTTATTACTGTTTGTCTCAAACACACTGTTTTGCATATCAATACGCATTCCAGATTTGCCCGGCACATAGTTAGGTGAGCGCATGTCAGTTTGAACAACAATACTGCCAATCATAGCTTTGTTAATCAGTGCTTCGCTAATAACCACTTGCCCGTTAATAACGACAAATGCCGGATCTAACTTGCCGCTGGATGGATTAAAAATACCGAAGGTATCGGCACTAAAACCAATTTGAGTCACGACTTGCCCGTTTTTAACGCTAGCCCCTATTAGCATTTTGGCATCATAATATTGGCCGTTGTACATCACCGCAGTTTTAAACGAAATAACAGAAGAAGCATTACCTTGATAGTCCACCTCCGTTTTTGCCATTTTCTCAATCGCCGCTTGAGTCTCTCCGTATTGGGAATTAAGCCGCTCAATAGACTGTGCAAATGATTGGAATTTGTTAGCTGTAACAGTATCGAGTCGAGTAATAGACGCTTTTATTCTTAATTGCTCAACCGATTGATTGCCATATTCCGCTGTCAGCTGCATCCCCATTTCCGCTAGTGAGCTTTCAGCATTGGCAATTGTGCGTGCCAGTTGATTAATTAACGCTTCATTATCATTAAATCGGGATTCTGCTGTTTCAATATGCTTCGTCTGTGTCTCATCGATTTTAGCAATCGCCTCTGACTGATCCGTAATACGGGCATCCATCGGTCCTAATTTGTCATCAACTTGTTTAATCTCAGCTTTAACCTGTGAAATATCTTTCGCTGTTGACTCCTCAAGTGTTGATAATGACTCTTGCACTTTTAGAACAGCGGATGAGGTTTGCTCGTAGTCGGTTTTAACTTGCTGCTGCCAGCGTGCTAGCGCCTCCTGGTCTGATACTCTCACTTGTTCAAGTCGGAATATTTCAGATTTACGCGTGCCCTCTTCTTCGAATAAGCGCCATGAGACTTGATTTAACATCATTGTGTTGTTAAGTGTCGCTTCGGCTGCTTGCTCAAGTTGCAGTTGAACATTCCCTTGATTGAAGTCGATTTGCTCCTGCATTTGCTGCCCAGCTTCGGTGCTGAGGAACTTATCACCGATAACTTCCAATATTTCATCAGCCCGATCCTCTGGCTTTCCGTTAGCTTCAACAAACTGCGATTTGCCAACTGGGTTCACGGTTCTGACATAAACGTAATATGTCTGACCAGCTTTAAGTTTTCTTCCCTGAATAACCCACATCGTGCCATTACCAAGGTATTCAGCTAGCAACTCAACTTCATTGATATTGACGATCTGCTTTTCAGAAAACCAGAATTCATATTGCAGGCGCAGCGCATTTTGCCCACCCACATGTGGGATAATCCCTAAACTGAAAAAGCCCGGTTCAACATCGATATAAGACGGCGGTGGCGGTGGGTTAATATCAAATGAGACCGAGGCTTGTTCGCCCTTTTGCCCATCTTTATTTTGTGGTGCGACAGAGAGCAGGTAATTCCCTTGAGGTAAATTACCAATACGATAACGGTTTTCTTGGGTTTTAGCGGTACCCACAATACGCCCTGCTTGGGTTAATTTGAGAATAAAATCAACACCACGAACTGCCGTTGCAGTTGTCCAGTTAGCTTCCACTTGCCAATTATCACTATCCGCACTGACTTCAACGGAAAGGTTTTCAACTGGGGGGATGTAGCCACCCAATGGCGTATCGGGCAACGGTTCAAATTTTACACCCTGATCAACAATCGCCTCTTTTTCGGGAACATGCTGAACTGCAATAACACCGTAGGTGCCATCACCCTTATCAGAAATCGTTATCGCCCTAAATAAACGACGAGCCAAATCAGGCGGATTAATTCCCCAAATGGTTTTTGCTTTTAATCCTTTTGGTACCGCCTCAACTTTGATTTGGTTATTGGATAAGTATCCCGTAATTTTCACACGCTCATATTTGCCAGTACCATTCATCAAGGTAATAAATATTGAGCCTGATTTGGGCGGGGTGATCTCCCTGTCTAAAGTTAAAACTTTTTGAGTGGCATTAATGCCAATGAGACGGCCACTAATGGGATCCTCACCACCAACCCAGTCATTATCCATGATTTCAATAATGTCACCGGGAGTGTGGCGCAACCCTTCCGCCCCCACGTCAAATTCTACTGTTTGTGTTTCTAACTTTTCAGTCATTAACACCCACAAACCATAGCGCCTTGCTTGACCTCGGCTCGTACACCCAAAAGCATCAAGGCGTAAGACGTTAGGACCGAATTGAGCTACCAGTGCATCATCCGTTACCTGTTCTATGCTGGTTTTCCAACCATTTTCAGGATCAATGAAGCGCACTTCAATGATATTATGGCGGGCTTTTGCAGGGCTAAAACTGTAATTAAATCGACCTGCAACCACATTGGCGTTTGTGTAAGGCCAAACAACATCACTCGGGCGATCTTGGATGAAAGTGAGCATTTGCCCATTCCATGCAAACATTACTCGCATTTGTGAACAGAGATCTTGAAAAAAGTCATAAGCTTTACGAATATCAGTAATGTAAGCATTGCAGGTAACGCGGGGCTCTGTCCCCCCAAAACCATCAGGCACCCTCTGATCGCAATACTGACCAATAACATAAAGTGCAAATTTATCAATTTCCGACAGCTTTAACCGCTTACCCAGTCCAGCACGGGGGTTTGTCAATAAGTCATATAAAACCCACGCGGGATTATTTGTGTAAGCAGGCTTAAATGTTCCACTCCAGATACCACTGTACTCTCGTGTTTCGGGGTTATAGTTATCAGGCACCTGAACAATACGCCCCCTAATGAGGTAACTGCGAGAAGGGTATTGATTACCAAACTGCTCACTTTCAAACGTCAACCCCGCAACCGCTGAACCCGGATAGGTTTGATTAATATCAGTGATCTCGGTATAGCTTGACCATATCGTATTATTTTGTAGTTTATCGCTATTACTATCCGGTGTAATGCGAACCATACGAATGCTAAATGGTGGAGATGGTAAATTATCAATAATAACTGCAGTTAAATAAGGTGAATTACTACGCTTTCCTCGAATTGTAAGATTTTTCTCTGTCACCCATGCGCCATTACGCTGTACTTGGATTTGTAATTCTACTGCAGTGGGGACTCTATCTCCGTTATCCTTAACCTCGACCAATGTTTGGGTTCCAAACGTTAAGCGGAGGCGATCAATATTCCTCGAGGTAATTGTTCGTGTAACTGGGGTGCTTTTTTTTATTTCAATCCCCACAGGAGTTTCACTTGAGGATGAAGAAAACCCCTCTAATGCTGGCTGCTCCAATGTTCCAGAGACCCACTGAGCCGTCATGCCATTAACGTTACTATTACCAGACGAGTCAATCACAGGGGTATTATTAAGATACACGCCCTTTAAATCACCCACAGGCCCCTCAATGGGTCCTTCGCTTACAAGGTCAACGATAGACAGTTTTTGCCTTGATGTTAAATCGTTAGGTGCTTCGTACGGTGTACGTTGCTTACCTCCACCTTTACCCATGATTAAGTCTCCCCACTACCACCGTGTTTGCCTACGTCAATATCTTTGCTTTCACTGTCATCCATAATTTCGACAGACTGAGAAATTACCCGCGATCCACACATGATTTCACCGTACGCGATAGGTACCGCCATCCCTTGAGCCACTGAATTGTCTAGATTGCTGAAATAGGTGTTCCCTTTTTCTTCTTCAGAACGAGATAAGCTGGCTCGCTTAGGAAGTGGAGTCAGCATCTGAGCAACGCCGCCCAACATCATTGCGGCACCTGCTGACATCATCATGGTTGCGGCTGTCGCCGATATCCAAGCAGGCCCCCACCACCCCAGCCCCAAAATAGCGGCACCTGCCACAAACTGAAAAACACCACCAGACTTAGCCCCTTCAATACGCGGTACAATATGGATAACCGCATTGGGTATTAGCGGTTCATAAATACGTTGATGAAGTTCATCAGGCTTAACATCAGAGCCACTTATACGGATCTGATACCAACCTTCGCGGAATTGTTGTTTAAGATTGGGGATTTGAAGGAATAAGGCATGAAGCCCTTCGGCTGCGGTTTTTATATTTAAATCGAATCGACGGCCAAATCGTTGCAGATCCCCATAAAATCGGATGGTTGCCAACTGCGGTAACGCCAAATCGAGTGAGTCATTTTTTGCCATCTTTCGTTATAAACCTCACGTTTGCTTAATTGATTAGGGACGTGGTGCAGGATTGTCTGATCACCGAGGTAGATTGCGGCATGATTTGCGCGAGAACTGGCGTAACAACACAGAATAATGTCACCGGGTTGGGTATCTCTTTTGACTTGCTTAAAGCCATTTTCAGTCAAATTATCTAAATAGAGCTCTTTACCTTGCCGCCACCAATTGTCTTCGCGATCAAAATCCGGCAATGAATGGCCGGATAGATGATAAGCATCACGAAACAAGCCATAACAATCTGTAGAGCCATGAATAAACTCACGGCCTAATAACTTTGGCACACACTCAAACTTGATTATTTTTTCATTACACACCAACCACCAAGGTAGATGTGTTTTGAGCTGGTGAGCTCTATCTGCTGAACTCAAATAAGGTTTTCCGTTCGGATGGCTGTGAACAATAGCAACCACATCACCTAAACGCTCGGCTTGAATGTAGTTTTCAACTGCAATCGAGAAATAATTATCAGGGTCGGCATGCTGATTTTCACAAGGAATATAAACCTCAGTACCCTCTTGAATAATCACAAGACCGCACGACTCATGTGGCACCATGCTTTTAGCATGTTTCAGAATAGTTTGTTCTAACATAGGGGTCCTTATTGACTAAGGCGAGATGAGGAGAGGAAGCAGCCTATTCGATGTGTATTATTTCTTAATTTACAATCAGATAACCGCTTTCCGCACTTGTCTTTTGTTGTATCTTGGGTTGGGTTCCCAAGTTCATCTGCTACTGGCTCACCTTTATAGCCGCACTCCTCACCCCGATAAGCAAAATTACACACATCAGAAAGAATGACTCGAGCTGGCAATGTCGCCCCATCGGTTTCAGTTGGAGCGGCTAACTCGAAAGTCGCTGTTTCTGCATTTATCGAGGTCAATTGCTCAATTACCCAGCGGCTAACTTGCTCTTGAGTCGGATCCGCATTTTTATTACCACCAGCAAAATTCTCCGCATCGAGAAACTTGGCGTCCGTTTTCCTGCGGATCACTATGCCACCTATACCAGAATTTAATCGACTAGCAATGCCATAAACCAAACCAAATAAATTTGATAATGAAATAGTTGGACGGTTTGATGGGCCTTTACCATTAAATCCAAATCCTTCACCAACAATAGGATAAGGCTCATATTGTTGCCCTTGCCAAGTAATCGGTTTTAATAATTCATTCGCACCATCATGAAACCGATAGCGGACACCACCGATATTGGTTAAATCTATTTCATATAATATTATTTCAGAGTCACCTTCAATTTCAGTAACTGCAATAAGTAACTCAGGTGGGATGTTTTGCATTTTATTTACCTACAAAAAAACCACCCGAGGGTGGTTATGTCACTATCACTATGAAAAACTTTTATTAATTACCTATAAGATTTAATATTTTTTTAATAAAATCACTTTGAATTCTTGTGGGTAGTTTTTCTGCAACATCATGAATATCATCATTATATTTTAACTTTAGCATGGCGGGAGTAACTCTGGGATTATGCTTTTTTATTTCAAATGCTAACTTCTTCACCCCATAGTCATTAATTACTTCCCTTCCATTTTTTATGCCAATTAATTCATCTATATTATAATTTAATAAAGAAAATGAATAATCAACACTTGAAGGACTCGCCTTTGCTACTTTTATATCACTACCACAATGTTTACATTTTATAGCATCAGTATTAATAAATTCCGCGCAAAATGGACATTTTTTTGTTACTGAAGATTTTTTACCAAAAATAGTTACCAATAAACCACACAAAATAATAAAGCAGCTAATTAAAATGTAATTCTGCTTGTCTGTCATTAAACCAATATTATTAACCCTTCCACCATATCCAGTTGCTACAGTAACATCCATTGCGAAAGAAGCTATAGCGCCAATTATGCCAATAGCCAAAAGAAATAGCCCAAATCCTTTCATAATGACCTCTAACTATGATAATTGGCATTATATTAGCGCATTGAAGCAAAAGAGAAAGCGATCAAACCTTAGAAAATGACCTGCTCAAATTCCGCACTAATTGTTTTACGGACATTACCGCTATCTGAAGACCACTTTCTGCAAACAACTACAACTGCAGGTTGGCTTTTTATGGGTTGAAATAAAAACGATTTTACACCACCGTGTCGCTTCAAAAATTCCAGTGCTTGGTCTGCTTTTTCGGGAACAAGCGATAAATTAACACTGAATTTTTCAAGATGTGCATTCAATCCATCAACTTTACGTTGCTCATAACCATCACCAAAACGCACGGATCTTGTTCGGGGTGAAGAATCCGTTTTCATCCTCGGCTTAACTGGCCAATTAAACGTTTCCATTAAACCTCCATTATTTAGCCTTCACTCTGGAGGCTTTAAATTTACTTTATGAAGAAAATGAGCCACCATCACGACGTTGTTTTCTCATATAATCTTCAGCTCCTTTTTTACCCGCTTCATAAACTACCTTAAGCGCTTGAGGCCCAATCTCACCATTTGAACCATCATTCTGAATAGTGACATGATTGGTTTGATAGAAATCACCAGAATTTTGCTTAGTATTCGCAGCAATAACACCTAGTTTTCCATCAATACCACGGCGCAAAGGTAATATCGCCTCTGGACCCGCCTCCCCCATAAGTCCAGCACCGCGAGCAAAGGGGAATAAAGTTGGTTTAGAAACAATCTGACCACTATAAGCACTTAGACCAGGAGTATTATACACACCACCATTAGCATTCGGTGTCACGCTACCAAAACCAAAGGCTTCAAACCCTTTAACAATCGTCATTTTAATAGCAATTTCAGCTAACATTTTTAATATAGAGCGTGTGAAATCTCTAAAATTAGCTTCACCACCCGTTAACGTTTCCGCCAACTGAGAACTAAAACCATTGAGTGTAGCTGAGGTTACATTTTGGATTTGTGCATTAGCATCTAATGCAGCATCTCGATAATTACCCCAAGCCGTACTGGCACCAGATGCCCAATCCGTTTTTGCTGCATCCTCCTTATTAAAAGTGGCTTGCTTAGCTGATTTAACTTTGTCCCATTGTGGTGTATCCCCATAAACAGAACGAAGCTGTTCAATTTCCAAGGCACGCTGAAGCTCTATAGTAGACTTACCCAATGAATCAGTTATTGCTTTTTGTCTTGCTTCCTGCTGTTTAACATATTTATCAGCCTGATCCTGCAGTTTATTTAGGTGCTCTTGCTTCGCAATTTTGTCACCCAAATCCGCTAACTGCTTTTTATTCGCAAGAATACTTTCTTTATTTTTCAATAAAGATTGTTCATCAAGAGATAATTTACGAGTCTTTCGAGCCTCTTCTAAAACTTCAAATTTAGCTAACTCTAGCTGTAAGTTTTTACGTTGCTGACTAAGAAAATCTGTTGCTGAGGAATGCTGTTCAAGAAGCCTTAACTGTGCCTGAAGAGATGTAACCTCTGCTTGCGCAGATTCATCATGCCGGGTTCCCATATCCGGCTTATAGGCCTTACCTTTTGGCGTTTTACGGTCTAGTTCCTTTTGGTACCGTTCTTTTTCTCGTTTAATAGCCTCATCTTTTGCAGCTTGAGAGGCATATTCATTATTCCTAATTTTTCTCAGTTCGCTTTGGTGTTTTTCTTCTGCGGTTTCATATTTCTTCTTTAATGCTAAGTCTGCTTCAAGTTGCTTCTTCATTTTCTCATTAAACGCAGTAATAGCATTTGTACCTGCTTTAAATGACTCTTCATTAGCTACTTGATTTTGCAGAGTTTTAATCTCTGATGTTAGATTTTTAACTAAAGCTCTGTTTGCTTCTAAGTTTCTCGTGGCATTTTGATTTAAAAAAGACTCTGAATTTCTTCCAACCCCATAACCAGTTGTATCTGGTACTCCCCCTTTTTCGGCTAGTTCAAGTTCTTTTTTAATCGCAGCTAATTGCTTAACTTTTGCGTCTAATTTATCTTGTACAGAAACTGAACGACCTACATTGAGCATTTGATTCCATGCATTTTGAGCGGCTTCCCCCACCCATCTCCATGCAGTTTCTAGCGTCCCTAAATTTTCACTTATTTGCTTAGTTCGCTCATTCATTGAGGTAGAAAAAAGCTCCCATGCTAATTTGGTTGCCTCAGTCTTCCTCCCTTGCTCCTCTAGCGTAGTTATTTGCTCAAGTTGTGTTGCTGTCAAAAAATGAAGGGATTTGTCCAGATCCATGACAGCTTGAACAGGTTGATCTTTAAGGCGCTGAAACTGTTTAATCGTTTCATCAATAGATTGACCTGTGGCCTTCTCCATTTTCGCGGCTACACCAGCAACCATGTCTACCTGTGGCCCCGTAAATGAACCTGAACCGACTACTTGTGCCAGCGCATCAGCCATTTTGTACTGAGTGATCCCCTCACCCGAAAGGGATTTAGCCAAGGCATTGAGTTCACCCTGCGTTTTAGCCGCATAATTACCGGTTAAAATAAGTTGCTTATTGTACTCGCTAAGCTCTTTAGACCCTTGGTATGCCGCAATACCAAAAGCTGTTAGTACACCAGCCCCACCCACCATGGCGACTTTCCAAGGTGTAATTAAAGATGTAATGGCTTTCAGTGAATTACCAAACCCACCAAAAGAGTCTTTAATTTGACCACCTTGCTGAATGGCCACCAACCATGGTGGCATGCCAGAAGCCAAAGAAGTGACAATATCAGTCATTTGCATAGGCAACTGGCGCATGGCCTGACGATACTGTCCAGAGGTTAAAGTAACCCCTTTCATGACACTATTTTGTTTTTCCAGCTTACGAATATAAATATCTGCTGAACTCGATACCCCAAGCTGTGCTGCTTGCAATCGCAGCATTTCAGTACGTGACAGGTTTTGCTGTGTAACCTGTTCTTTTAACTTATTAATAAAGCGCTGCTTGGCTTGTGCCGCGCTATTTTCTGCCTGTGTAATGGATTTCGATGTACCAATCGCTTGTGAGGTAAGCGCTTGATAATCTTTGGCATGCAATAACCCCTGCTGCATGTCCTTGTTCATCTTGCGCTTAATTGCGCTCAGATCTTCCAGTCCCTTACCATTCGCTTTAATTGCATCTAACTGTGCATAATATTGCTCAGCAAGTACCTCTTGGCTTCGTGCATTTTGCGCCCGTTGTGCTTCAGCCTGAATGAGTCCTTGTATTTTTTGGTGGGCAGTATCCATTTCATCATTAGCTCGCTTCCGTTCGCTGGCTAATTTTTGCTCTGCTGAAATAGACTCTTTTTCAAACTGTTTGAGTTGTGACCGTGAACGTGTCAGCGCTGCTTCTGCCTTCGCCGCTTGTTTGGCTAAAAAGTCTTGCTGCCGCTTAATTGAGGCTTGCTCTTTGCGTTCCTGATCGTTAAGTTCACGCTGAACCCGACCTGCTTTTTCAAGAAATTCGGTTGTATTCGCGCCAATTTTAATCTCAAGATCCGCTATTTGGTTGCTCATATCGCACCCCTCCTGATATCCCCTCACTGGCTAACTGAATGGCCTCATCTGACATTCCTCCCTCGTCAGCCTCAACATCGGTTAGCAACATAAAATCGGTCAACTCGGTTTTCGTGCCACTCATCGCCATATAAAGAGAGGTATGCAAGGCAGCAAATTCAATATCAACAAGTTGAGGCATAAAAGGCGTCTTGCTGAAGTGTGTCACCCAATCACTAAACTCGGAGGCACTCATTTCACTTAGCATTCGACGCCAATCTGGACGCCCAAATTCACGCGCAAGTCGCAAAGCAAAAATACGCTCACGGCTGGCTACTTTTCCAACGTGATAAGCTCACCGTCTTCCGCTTCATCGTCATCACCCTCAGAACTCGACATGCCGCTGATTTCCGAGATGGCGCGAACCGCTTCGCTTAATGCATCCATGCTCCATGTTTGCGCGATTTCGTCGTAGAGATCATCAATGTCACGATCGCGGTCTTCATGCCAACGTGAGCGAGAAACCAGCCATGCTTGGCTTTCTACCATTGAGCGCATTGATTTAGCATCTTTTTCAGCACCTTCAAGCCCTTCAGTTTCTTTCTCTTTTTTAGCTAGAAAGTCAAAGTAATCTGCACGTTGCAGGGCGGATAGCTCATAGAGAACAACATTTTCTTCACCAATAGTGATTTCTTTTTTCTTTAAAAACATATCGATACCTTTTCGTTAATAATAAAATAGGCCGCTGAGCGACCTATTTAACTGTAAAATCAATACCCTCAAAATTGAGGAGGTGTAATTAGATTTATTTTCCATGGCTTAGAAGCTTACCGCCACCGACTAAACCCAATGCCATCTGACTGATATCACCTATTAGTTTTTCCGCTCGATTTAAAATAACCAAATCATCTTGGCGCTTACGTAATCGCCGACCAGCATCACTTGAATCTTCATCAGAAGCTTTCCTTGCCACAGCTAACATGTGTTGTAGTTGCTGGATGGTAAATCCAAACCCTGATTCAGCTTCTAGCTCAGTCATGTGATCGAATACTTGCGCTTGAAGTTCATAGCTATAACTCATAGCCATTAGACAAGCTTCTCGTTTTGGGAATTTAAAGCACGGGTATGACCGACCTTTGCTATCAATGTAATCGGCTAAAAATTTAGCTGATTGACTTTCACCTAAAACCCTTGGCGCTTTTGCCATAAAGTTTTTATGTGAAAGCTTTTTATATTCCTTGCATGGGAATTTTAAACCTTCCGCTTCAGCCTTTGCCTTTCTGTCAGCATTGATATAGTCAACCATTTCCAAGCTAGTCATAGTTGGTTGTTCAGATATAACATTATTGATGACTGTTAATTTAGTCATGATACTGTCCTTACTTAGTAATGAACCCTTGCCACATAGGAGATCAGCCCATCGAAGCAGTATCAGCTATAACTGACTTCCTCAAAGGCTCATTCCTAAATAACGGTTCGATGTTTTAAGTGTGTGTGCATGTGGTGCACAGAGTGAAATGCATATAAAAAAAGCCACATTTCTGTGGCTATTCATTAGGTTAGTCAGTTGATTATTCTTTAGGTTGCGCAGCCGTTCTAGTCGCAGGCTTCGGTGTAATTTCTTCCGCCATTGTTGGGCGACCGGTATTTTTAATTTTTACCGTACGCGTCATGGTTTCTTTGATCGGAATGGATTTACCTAAGGCGCTAATCCAGCCTTTAAATAAATCCAGCGTGCCATTCGGGTACGAAATTTTGTAAAAGCGCGGCAAGCCTTCATCAAACCACTCAATCAGGTCTTTTTGCCCCTCCTCGCCCGGTAACCAAGCAAGAGTAATACTGGTTTCACCTGAGGATTTCTCACCTTGAGTAGTGTTTTCCCAGTCCCCATCAGGATCATCAAGATAGCTATCATCTTCACTTGCCGCCGTGATTTCTCCCGGCTCCAGTGACTTAATTTTAGCTAATCGAATAAAGCCCGTTTCGCTAAAGGGATCTTGGGTTGGGTCACCCGTGCCGGTATAGACCCAAAGTGTGGTACCTGCCCCCTTGGTGGGAGCTAATGGATTTGGTACTTTTGCCATCGTAAAATTCCTTACATGTCATATTCAATTTGGTAGGTGATATCAACCGAAGCCCATAACGCCATTTCATCATCGCGATCATAATCAAACCCTTTCGGGGTCATATCGGTTAATACATCACCTAAACTGCTCATGCTTTCGATAGCTGGATATAGCTTTTCTTCCACCCAGTTATCTAAATCAGAGTCAGTTTTGGCGGCTTTTAAAAAAAGCTCGATATGAAGGATGGCGGTCCATTGGTTGCTATCAAGGTACCGTGGATCAGGGTGGGGCTCTGTTAAATAAACAGCGACGACAGGCAGCTCACTTTCATCAAAGTTAACGGGTCGCCCGTCATAAGTTGATAATTTTGGGAGGCTAGTCTTGAGTCCCTCAATCACCAACTGGCGGATCTTGGTGTGCTTAATCATTATCCCCCCTTAAAATAAAGCCGTAATTGGTTATTCAAGGCGTATTGCATTTCTTTGCTCATATCCTCCTCACGAACTTTAATAGCGTGCTCTTCAAAGGCCTCTGTTAACGGTTTGGATACGGGAATTTTGACAACATCAATCGGGTAACGGCTTAAGCTAAGCCGTTGCATGACATGCCATTTACCATTTTTTAGCTGCTGAATAAACGCACCTTTAAAGGTGAATTTACCCACTTTTAAAACACTGCCATGCCGCCTATCGACTCCCCGACGACGAGATAATTGAACACGCGCCGTGCCGAGCACAATCGCAGGTAAATTACCTCTGTTTACTGTGATCCGCGCTTTAGGGGTGCCTTGCTTTACACTGGCTTTCTTAAGCCTTACACGCTTACGGATGATCTTTTGTTGGATTTTGACTTCTTTGGAAACTTGTTTGACACTGCGGCTAACGGCTCTTGCCGCAATCCGATTTATTGCCTGTGCCGTGGCAATCGGCGTCACTTTATCAACGATAATGCCAAGATTACGAACCGCTTCATCCTTCCCCTTCATCGTCATCAACCTCTAAAAAAATCATCCACTTACCGTTGAATCTTTGTCGGCGAGTGGCTTTATAATGGAGACCATCTGCGATGACACTGTCATTCTTCCCGGGCTTGTACGTATCAGAAAAAATGACATAAGAAAGCCCATCCCCCGTAACAGGGCCGAAGTCAGGTAAGAAATGAGATTCCACCCCAATATAACCAACACCGTTAATTATGATGGGCTTCCCCATTCGCTTTGCAGTGAGTGCGTCCATGCGTTCTGCAAACCGTTCAAACGCACTCATAAATTAACCGCCTGCTGCCACGGCTGCTGGAAAAATATTAAGCTTTACGGGTACTAACTCCGCACCCGCTTCAGCCGCCCCCCATGTAATACCAACAGGAACGCCACCTTTATCCGCAACAATCCCTTTATCACCTGTCACCGCTTGACCTGCGGTTAATGCAACGCCTGCCTTTTTCTTTAGTAAAAAGACACCCTCTGCAAAACCATCACCCGTCTCCCCAGGTTCAATATTTGTCGCTGCGACACAAGCCAATGCGCCCACCATGACCAAATCTCCACTGAGAATAGCGGTTGTGCCTGTATTGATAACTTCAACAGTTAGCCCCTGTTGTTGATAATTCTTAGCCATAACTTCTCCTTCTGGCCCCGAAGAGCCAGATTTTAGGTATAAAAAAAGCCCGTTAGGGCGAGAGTATTGTATTTTTAATACGAATTATGCCGCTTCGACACGCACCAGACCGCGATAATCAACAGGGGCAACGCCTGCATCGATGCGGACTTTAGTGGTTACACCGTCAGAAGTGAAACCTTCTTGCTGGTCGATGTAAGGCGTATCAACACCATTTAAATAAGCAACTTCAATGGTATCAGTACCTTTTGCTGAGGTCATATACCAAGTGGTATCACTGTTGATATCCAGACGGGGCTCTGTGATGATTTCAGCGATATTACGGATTGGGTTAATAATATTAGCGTTCACATCTGCGCCTTTTACGCTGCCTGAACCTACTACCTGAATGGCGGCGATTTCTAACGCGGTCGGCACAAGCATAAAGGCAGGGCGAATATTTAACGTACGTTCACCTTCTTTTTGCTTACGCATAGCGGTTCTACCGTTACCAATAGTATCAACATCCATCCCTCCCTTGATCGTGTTGCCATGATCAGCACTAAAGAGGGGTTTGTTATCGGACCGCATTTTTTCATTTTTGGTTAAAATAACGTAAACCAAATCACCAATCGTCGCTTTTGCTGCACGCCCCAATTTCATTGGGATATCGGTTAGCATGGACATGTCGTCATTAATAATGGCTTGACGAGAAATGCTAAACAACTCTCCATAAGTCGCCAGTGCAATCGTCTCTTTTTTGTCGCTGGTCGTTACGTATTTATATTCTGCCCCTTCACGAACTGTGCGAAGTGAATTGAAGCCCCCCATCCCGACACGCGTTGCGGTTTTAAAGTCACTGAGTTGGCCTTTCTTCGTCCACAAATCAAAAGTTTCCTCTGCTTCATTCCATCCCTGTAAAATGGATTTATTGGCAACATCGAGGAGAATATTACCGAAATCAGAGGTTGTATGCGTAAAAGCCATCGCAATCATTTGCATTGGATTGTAACTCGCAACACCCACGCCGCGATCAGCTAATGACATACGCGCCAATTCACGTAACGTCATGCAGTTATATGGGTTATCGGCTTGGGTTTCATCATAACCCGCACGTGCCATCAATGATGCACGGACGCTATCACCTACGATATTGCCGTTATTTGCATAAATATGAGCACCGTAATTATTTTTATTTGTTGGTGTCGCTTCTTTAGCAACCAAATCTAAAATTTTGTCTTTTGCCTGCTCGACGGTGCAGTTGATATCTGTCAGACACTCAACCATGACGCTGTCATGCTTACCGCCAAACATCGCAAATAAATCTTTAATGTCATTCATACGCGTTTGTTCAGCTTGTCGTGCTTGCGCTTGAATGCTTGCCGTATCTGGCTGTTGTGTATTAGTTGGATTTTGTGATTGTGGTGCAGGCTCTGCCACCGGTGCGCTTGGTGTTGTTGTGTTTCGCGGATTAGCGAGACTGTTTTTTAACGTATTTTTTAATGAGTTCGGCATGGATTTAAATTCCTCAATGCGTTTAGATGAAAGACTGGCCATGGCTTTAACCGGCTCAATCACAGTATTAGCAAAACCGTGTTCCACACACTCTTCTGCCGTTAACCATGTCTCTTCACCGAGCATGGCTTCAATTTCTTCTTTGGTTTTCCCTGTTTTCTCCATGTAGGCAGGGATTAAGACGTTTTCAACCTTGTCGAGTAGATCAGCGTAATCGCGCATATCATTAGCATCACCCCACGACACGCCCCAAGGTTTATGGATCATCATCATGGCATTGGTTGGCATAATGATTTCATCACCCACCATGGCAATAACTGACGCCATAGAAGCCGCTAATCCATCGATATAAACCGTAATCGTGGCATTGTGGTTTTTCAGTTGGTTATAAATAGCGATGCCCTCAAAAACTTCACCGCCGGGCGAATGAATATGAAGGTTGATGTGGTTGATATTACCGAGGGAAATTAAATCTTCGGTAAATCGCCGGGCGCTTATCCCCCACATGCCAATTTCGTCATAAATATAAATATCGGCTGAAGTCTCACTGGTCGCTTTCATTTGAAACCAGCTCTTCTCCGGTGCCGACATTAGCGGTTTACTCATCGTCGTGCTGTTTTTTGGTCGCATGAGATGTGTGTTTATCGTCTGCATTGTCGTTACCTTTGTCATTGGCGGGATCTGTGTCATAAACCAATCCAAGCCGTTCATTTTCATCAATTTCCGCTTTGCGGCGGCGTTTAACTTCTGCAGGGTTACCACCTCTAGCGCGAACCCAATCACTCTCTGTTGCCGCCCCTCCTCGAATTTGTGTTTTCCATGCCGCTGACTCTTTAAGTGGATCTATCCACGGCATAACTGGTCCGCTGTAAGTCGCGTTATACAGTGAGCTGCGGTCAACATCAGCCGGAACCACAATGACGCCTGCAGCGATAGCCATCTGTAACCATTGTCGATAAACAGGTCGGCTAACTGAGCCACAGAAGGTATCTTGCAAGATGTAATACCCCTCAAATGATTCCACCAGCTCTTGCCGCTGCGCGCTGTATGTCCCGTTATAATCCCGTGCGATACTGGAATAACTACCGCGACTTCCCGCTGCAACTGCTCTAAGTTGACCATTCCGGAAGTTTTCAAGGTTTGGATTGGGCCTATCAGACTTGATCATGCCAACATCTTCACCGGGCCGTAATTCATCAAAAATAATCCCGGGAACAATATCGATAGTGCGGTCCTCATATTCCCGCTCATCATCGTAAGTCCCTGCATCACCTTTCTTGATGTACATCCCTAGAGAGGCGGCGATACGTGCGGCCGTCAACTCTGCATCTTCGTAGTCTTTTAGAGCACTTAAACGCATTAAGATGCCGGAAAATAAACTATTACCGCGCAGTTGATGTAATCGACGCACATATTTCAAGTGCAGCATGTTTTCCGTCAGGATAGATTTAAGCTCCCCCATCTGCTGGCCTGCGGTTAACAAGTTTTTATAAACAAAGTAAGTTTGTGGGCGGCCCCAATCATTTAATTGGATCCCCTGTCGGATATTTTTCCCGGTATCATCCAAATGAATCGGAACGAAGTCAGGCTCAAGTGCTTCAAGCCAAAATGGAATACCCGCTTGCTTATCAAGCCCTTTCTGATTTCCTCTGACTAATTGAGCAAAAACTTCACCATCACGGATCCATGTTCGAACCAAAAGACGCTCAAGCATTGGACGGGTAAATTGTCCTGTCACCTCTGGACGAATGGACCATTCAGACCATGCCGTTCTGATTTGCTTGGCGAGGTCATCATGGATCTGCCCTGTAAGTGATAGTGGCTGTGGTTCAACAATAATCCCCTTGCTACCAACAATGCGCTCTTCCATTTTGTCGAGAATACCAATCACAAGGTCGTGATTATTATCTAGCCATCGCGCTTGCTCACGTAAGGATTTACCACCAACTTGCGTTAATTGGTTTGCATTTCGGTTCTCTCGACGCGCCTTATGAAGTCGAGAAGGATTGGCGGCTTCATAAGCTTGAATGGCATAACGTGACTTGGCTCGTTGACTCGCCCATGACGGTGAAAATACCGCAATCGCCTTCTCCAACATATTCATGAGAACCTCGCTAATTTATAACCAGGTGACTTGCGATTAGCGGCGCTACTTTGTGAATATCGATACTCCCAATATTCTCGCCCCTTACGGATCTCGCTAAGGTTTTCCATTGTCATTGACTGCCCGTTAAATGTAATACTCTTCCCCTGCAGTATTTCCATTTCTGCTTTTAAATATGCATCTAGCATTTCTTTGATTTGTTCACGGGTCATACCCATCCCCCTGAAGTTGCAGACACAGGAGCCCATGCCGAGCTTGCGCTAGGCGTGGTTTCTTGTGTTTCTGTTTGAATTGGTGTTGATTTTTGAGGAGGTTGATTAGGCGCTGGACGAGATGGTTTAACATCACTGATATCCGGCAACCGAGCCCATTTAGGCGGGTTCTCCCATTTGATTTTTTCGTAACCAAGCAAAATTACCAACGCATGCGCATAGACCATCAAGTCAAAAGCTTCGTTAGCCCCTTTGCCTGGTTTACTCCATTTTCCATTACTGTCGCGCTCTTCATACGTCAATTCATCGTAGAAAGAATTATCAAGCCAATCTGGGAAATGAATATAGTTAGGGCCAACGGTGTCTCGCCCAAGATGAGCAGAAATGCGATCCTTAAGTTCATTGGTTTGTAATAAATGAATAGGTACATCACCCCGCGCTTTTGCTCGGCGATCTGAACGGTTAGTGTTATCAGGGTAGGATTTAGTAATTAGCTTGCTTTTCGCTTTACCATCCCCCTTAAATAAATAAACCCGCCTCGCTAACCCTTCCTTCTTACATTGTCGCCAAAATTTATACGCGTTATCAGTTACCCCTTCTTCCCCACCGGTATCTATTGCCATGCAATGGACGCCCATTTCAACGTTGTCATGATCGTGAATTGGGTAAGTTTTATCGAGCACATCCGTAATGAGAACATCCCAATCCTCCGCGTAAGATGAAGGATTAATGGGCAGTGATTCACCATCTTCGTTTGTTCTTAATGAATGAGTGATATCAAATCGGTCAATTATCCAACGCTCACCTCTGGTGCCATAGCCTGTGACCTGAACGACAAAACGCCGCTTTTTACCGCCCTGAACGTCAATAGTTGCAACAAGAAAACGAACGCCATTAGGCACTGAGCCATAGTCCCAATACTCTGCTCGGGCTTTAAGATCATCGCCGCTTCGCTGCTCTTGACTGATTTTTGGTAAATAAGGTTGTCCCCAGTCGGTATTAATAACAGACTTTAGTGTTTCCTCACTACCAGTTCGCTCGTATTCTTGCTCCGCATTGAGTAAGTTATAAACTAACTTTTCCCATGTTTGATAAGCGGCTGCGGGGCCTTCCATCCAAAATGAAGCAATACGCGACTCCCTTGGCTCACCTGTCACAACACCATTTTGGTCAATAGACTGCCCCTCTTTGAGCCAAATACCTTTATTATTTAGCGCTCTTTTCTGATCAGGTTCAATGAGCCCCAGACAGTGTGGACACTGTAATCGAGCGGCTTTGCTGCCCACTGTTGGGTCATCCCCCTCATTAAAACCCACCATATTTTCTCGAATGGGCAAAAAATATTCCGAACAGTGCGGGCATGGCCAATACCAGCGGCGGCGATCGCCACGATTATAAAGTGACAAAATGCCCGTTGTTGGCGGAGCTTCGTGAGGTGTATTTCGTCGCCACTTACTGTCTGTTATCTCTCGACCAGGGGAGCTTTCAACCAGTGTTTTCCCTGCGGACATGAATGTGGTTGTTCGCTTTGCAGCTAGCGTATAAGCATCCCCTTCACCGTCAACATCTTCGGGAAATCGGTCATAATCCGTTAAAGCAACAAAACGATAATCCGAAGAGGACATGATATTGACGGATGGCCAGCCAATTTTTAAGTAATTTCCTGCCCTAAATGTTTTGTCATGGACGTTATTATCATTTCGGTGTGGGCTTAGTCTTTTAGCCACTTCACGACTAGAGCGAAAGGCTCTGTCTAATCGCTTTTTAGAGTGCTCTCGCGCTTTTTCTTCTGTCATTTGAATGAGAAGAAAATCCGCAGGGTCACACACAATGACATAAACAATCCAACCATCAATTAACCCCAGTGATTTCCCCGTACGAGCTGGACCAACAAATATCACCGAATCATAGCGGCGATCTGAAAGGCAATTCATGGGTTCAATAATATAGGGGGTTAATGAGTCATCCCACGGAATGGAAGAGCCTTCACCCATGGGCACCCGCATGTATTTTTTCACTGCCTGAGCAATTGGCATTCTACGTGGCGCTTTTAGTAAGGATGCAACATCCTTTCTTACTGTTGATGCTGAGGCATAATTTACTGTCATTCGTCAAAATCCTCCGCATCCATCACGCGAGCAGCTAGAATATCCCGTAATTCATCGACAATGATTTGCACCTCAGTGAGCTGTTCAGCATTCCAACCTTTATCTCGCTCTAATTTATCGGGCCATGTATCTAAAACTTGGGTTATTGCTTTAACCAGTACCGCCATTTCCAAATGCACATCGGCAACGGGAACCAGTTGTTTAAGCGTAGTTTCCAACTTAATTCTTTCATTTTCAGACTGATACCAATCCTTTCGCTCTTTAGGTGGCATCAGTGTGGGATCTTGAAGGTTATTTGTATTTACATCGGGGTCGGCACCGAAAAGTATCGGTCCAATATCTCGCAAGGCATAAACGGGATTGCCTCGCACAATATTGGCAATGGGAGTATTTGCATCGAGCAATCGCTTTTTAACTGTTCCGCGATTTAAGCCGAATGCTTCAGCAATCTTAGCCACGCTCCAGTTGTAGGCGTCCCCCAGATTGCTGATGTTGGACATTGACACCTCACTCTGTCAGGTGAAAACTGATATTTTTATTTATTATCAGATAGATATAACACATTGAGGTGACAACTCTTTTTAAAAATTGTCACCTCAATGTCGATATTTGCAAATTAAATCAAAAGGTTAAATCACCTGCTGCTGACAGCATGAAAAATTGAAAACGAGCCGTTTTCCGCGCGCATGCCGCCTCGTGGTAAGGGTACCCCCTCAGGAGTACCTTTTGAATTATGCGTAAAATTAATCAATCTAATGAGTTTAAGGTTTCTTTGGTGGCGAGAGTGACTTGGAATTGCTAGACCACTTGGGTTGATACCCTTTAACATTTGTATCGCCATCATTTAGTTGCTTGTCCAGTTGTTCTCTGAATTGATTAGGATTATTAAAACCTTGACTGCCCATACATTACCTCACTGTGCGCCCACAAAGCTTTAGATTTAGCTGTCTCAGGTTTTCAGCGATTGCCCTAGCCTACCGCTGTGTAGGCTTTTTTTTATTTGCATACGCGTTTTTCAATATTCTTTTCCGTATTTCGTAACAATTTATACCTAGATTATTTAACTTGTGTTGGTATCATGCGCACGCCCTTACGACATTTGGGTATTCATAATCAAAAATTAGTTCAATAAACTAAATAAATCCTTTCCCCTTTTCGCAAAAGGGGATTTTTTTATTACAACTAACCTAATTTAGCCCGCACAAGGCAATCTTTAGCCTAAAGTAACTTGCGAGGCCCAGCTGACTTATCGGTATCATCTGGTAACAACTCATCCATCTGTTGATGGCTTCTGTAATTGCCTCAAACAAAAAAGCCACCAGCTATTAACTGATGGCTTAAATATATAATTCAAATAACAAATATATTATGAATGTATTCTTATTTTGATGCTTAAGAACGTGTAATCATCAATAATATCTTTTTCAATTCTTCGTCTTAAGCTAGCTGAGAATGCAGATGGTAATCCCATTGTTCTCTCCGAAAATCTAGGTCTTGATTCCCAGTGTTTGTATGCTCCATCTGACATTAAAGTTAATATAACATTTTCCTTATCAGCAATATCCAAGATATTTTTATCAAAAGAGTCATATTGCAATTCTATGTCATTAGATAGAGCTGCTGTAAGAATAGTTGATAACCTTTCCTTATGATTCCGAAGGTTTCTCATACTGTGCTCACCAGAGTCTAATAGCTCTTGATACTTTGTATGATCTTTAGTTAGTTGGATTAATTTATTTTCATTTTTAAAATAAAGTCGGCAATCACCTACATGACCCACGTGGATCACTGAGTTTACTATATGCACAATTGTTAGTGTAGTTGCCACACTAAAACCAAACTTATTTATAGCTTCTTTAGCGTAAATGAACGCTTTATCTATATTGAAATTTGGTTCCGCAATTAGCTTTTGGATTGCTTGTATTGCACTTTTTGAGGCTAAATCAGCATGCTCTGTCGATCCAACCCCATCTGCTATAGCAAAGACAATATTTGAGTCATAATCGTATGTAGGAGGTAAGAAATAATCCTCATTTACAAGCTTGCCCTTAGCTGCCTCACTGAAACAGGATATGTCAATTATTCTATTCACGGCGCTACCCCCATAGCTTTACAGAAATCAACTAACAATTCATTAGCATCTACATACCTATTTTCTGGCCAATGCTCCCTACACTTTGATATGACTTTTTTTAGTTTGTCAGTGCGATCACTTGAATATATATCACTAATAACTTGCCCTATGGCAAAAATATCTGATTGGACTGAAAACAAACCACTTTCCGTTATTTCTGGAGCTCTATATCCATCAGTTCCCATTCCATTTGGTTGAAATTTTGTTTTTATTTCAGCTCTAACCTGATTTAAATCCTTAACTAACCCAAAGTCACTGATTTTATATCTTCCATCACTGTATTGAAGAATATTTGCAGGCTTTAAGTCTCTATGAACGTATTCATGGTCATGTATGGTCTTAATGCCCAGAATTATTTGTATCACTGACTTAATTTTATCTTCAGCTGACATGCCAGCCTTAATAGCCTCGACCAAGTTACAATCAGCTTTCTCCATAACAAAATAAGGTTTGTCTCCAGCTGTACTGAACAGCACTATTGGCGCTATGGAATCATAATTAATTCGATTAAGAGTACACTGTGTTTTGATCTCAACTAAAAACCTTTCCCTCAAATCAGCAATTTCTTTTAACTTTGTATTGTTATTTTCTGGTGATGGGGAGAAATACTTTCTTGCGTATCTTTTTGAGTGTGTTTTTTGCAAGTTGTATACATTAACCTCATAAACCTCCCCAAAGCCTCCGCGCCCTAACCTTTGCAAATCCTCTAAAAAATAATTGCCACATTGATCCACATTAAGTCCTCAAATAAGAAGCTACGGGATTATGAGAGTCAATCTCGTCCTGAGCTAGTACAAATCACCATAATTTAACTTTATGATACTAGGCTTGGAGGGTATAGAGAATAGTTAATTTATTTAATATTGACTCGGTTCTAATTATATTTTGAATAGGAATTGAGGCTAGATTACTCCTCCCTACTCCGTTCAATCCCTCGAATAGCTTTTAATTGCTCATTGGCCTTATCTAACGCTGATAATAAAGGGTCAATCCATAGCACCGCTTGGCAATAAGTTAAGGTGCTGGTGCTGGTGGTAGTGGTACTAGTACTGGCTCGGTTAACGTTTTGGGGATCGGCGTACATTGACCGTAATTCGTAGGTATACTTGAGCAACCCATCAGCAATAGGCTGAGGCACAGGCAAATCACAAGTAAGCTCTTTTTTGAGTATTTCTCGATATTCAATGACTTTCTCCTGTGATTTGGCTTCTGCCTGAATGCCATGGCGATAAGCTGTGGTAGCTATTTGATTAAACCGATTGAATTGAAGCGACTGAGTAGCAATGATTTTGCTTTTCTTAAAGTTGTCATCTTTCAACAGTGAATTGCTTTCATGTTCAGTGACAGCCCACCAGCCTAGACCGACAACCATAATAAATAACCAGAATGAATTATCTATCTTCATAAGTTCACCTGCCTACCCTTATAGTGGTCGATAGCTTTTTGGCAGCGCTTTTCTAAGCTTACCTTATCAATACTGCAGGTATCGTCTCTGAGTACATATACGCCAGTTGCCAAGTGGATGGGGATTCCGATAATGAAAGCGGATATGCATAAGCGAACTCGCCAAGGCATACGGCTTTTTCTACTTCTCGTCTTGTCATTAACCCTTTCCATTTGACACCCCCAGCATATATCCAACGTTTAAGTTCATTACATGCGCCAGCTTGGTCACCAGCATTAAGTTTTTTAAGTAACGTAGAGCGCGAGAAAGCGCCTGTTCCGACGTTATATGTAAATGAGTACAGTGCAGCCCTTGTGTAATCAGGGATATCAACCTTAATTAAAGGATTCACGGCCTTAGCGACAATTGCCAAGTCTTTTTCTAACAGAGCATCACACTCGGCTTTTGTGTAGGTTTTTGTGGGGATAATGTCAGAGCCTGTATGCCCGTAACACACGGTAAGAACTCCAACTACATCACGGTAAGGTTTGGCCTCGTACCCCTCGAATTCTGTAACCATTGCAACAGTTAAAGCCATCAGTCCACCACCAGCTGCAGCGGCAATTTTTATTTTATTTGGTATTTTTGCCACTGTTAGCCTCTCTTAATTTGAATTCTTTCCGTTTGTAGTACCAATTCACCAAGAAGGTAGCGACAGTACATATAATCCCGATGAGCACCGCCCATTGATCTAGAGATAATGCCCCTGCCGCTGTGGTAATCACTCCGAGAGCATAAGAAAAAGGGCTTGAGTATTTTTCGTGCATACGCATATCCACCCCCTTCGGAGTGTTCCGTTAATTGTGATTGTGGGAATTTCTGTTTTTTCGCCCTCATTTGAGGGGATAAAATAAGAAGTGATGCCTGATTTAGCTCAGGCTGGCTGCTGTAAGCCACTACAGCTTTTGTCGCTCTGTATTCTGCTCTATTTCTAACTTAGTTTGCTCAAATCGCTCAGTTTCAAGCTCTACCCCAATAACACGACGATTAAGTTTTAATGCCGCTTTTATTGTGGCGCCAGAACCCATGAAGAAATCAGCCACTACATCACCCTCGCGGCTACTACTATTAATAATGTGTTCCATCATCGCTGAAGGTTTTTCACATGGATGTTTGCCCGGGTAGTATTGTACAGGTGGATATACCCACACATCTGTATAAGGAACATCAACGGTCACGGAGAAAGGACGGCGTAATAGTTTGTATTGCTGAGATAATTCATGATATTCGCGCCTTAGTAGTTTTTGTTCACTAACTAAATCAGCGTGCTGGCGGCTTAATGGATTGTCGCTGAACTGTTTTACCGCTACTTTGTTAAATAGCTCTTGTAGCTTCAAGTAGTCTGATTCGTTTGGTAATTGCCATTGACTATACCCAAACCAGTGCGATGCCATTTGCTTTCCAGTCGCCTGATGTATTTCCTTAGCTGTTATACCTAATGAGTCCCTTGCTTGTTTAAAGTACTCAATTAATGGCCTCAGCGTGTTTTCTTTCAATTCTCTGCGCCGCTGAAGATAACCACTACTTTTACCCTTATAGGGGCTTTGATAGTGTTCAGCAAACAAGATCCGCTCTGTCGCTGGGAAATAACTTCTCAGACTTTCTTTGTTTTGTCGTCGCCATGGTCCTGATGGTTTAGCCCATATGATGTGATTTAAAACGTCGAACCGCTCACGCACTAATATTTCCGTATCAGCCGCCAGCTTTGAGCCACAAAACATATATAAGCTGCCGTTTGGCTTCAGAACGCGCCAAAATTCCGCAAGTATTTCATCAAGCCACGATAAATATGCAGTGACATTTTCCCACTGATTATCCCAACTACACGCTTTTACTTGAAAGTATGGCGGGTCAGTTGCGATTAAATCAATACAATTATCGGGAAGTGTTTTTATGTAGCTGAGTGAGTCATCATTGACTAAATTGACACTGTTTAAATTTACAGTATTTTTCATAGATCATGGAAACCTTTTTTGATAAGCTCCACCATGCTTTGTGCACATAAGCAGTGGGCTTTAGTTTGTCCGTGATCTACCGGAACGGGCGAATGACTGTAAGAGTGCTACCAACACTTTTACAGTCGCCCATTTTCACAGTACTAGATATTTTGAAATGTATTTTCTTCGATGTTTTCTTTGATTAATCCCGCTATCGCTAGTTGCGTTAATATCAACTGACAGCGTGATTTTGCTAATTCAGTGTAACCTGAGATTTCTTCTATTGTCGCCCACCAGGAGTGCGGAACAACCTCTAAAACTATCTTTGCCTCTTCTGTGATATCACTCTGTTTTAACATGATATTTTTAAACCTTTGGTCAGTTATTGTGCATAACTACACATGTAACTCTGAGCAAAGGTAACAGCAAGTTCTATTTGCTTATAACGCAAAAACCCTGCACAAATGGCAAGGTTTCATTCTATAAGTTCGGTTACAACGTATTCACTCTTATCACAATAACATCGAATTTGCGTAGCGCACTAATACTTTTTTACTATCTATCGCTTTTACTTTGTTAATAACCTCAGAGTCCATTTCTAGGGTTACACCCAGCATGGCTAAGCAACCATCCACAAAGCCTTCAGCAACTTGCATCATTTGCCTAATTCGCCCCTCACTCATTTTCCATTCCTTAGCAATATTGCGTTTTGACACCCCATAAAGGTAATGCAAAACAATTAATTCTAGCTCTTCCTCTTTTCTTACCTGCCGTAGCTTCGCAATAACACTATCAATAATTATCCCATCATCATCACTACATGATTCTCTTGCTGGTTCTTTGTTTGCAATTAGGCCTTTAAAGCCCGCAGCAATATGGGAATAATCGATTCCCGGATTATCACTCGTCCAACCTGCCCATTTTTGTAAAACCAACTGAATATCTCTCATGCAAAAAGTCTCCTGCGTTCCGCACAACGCATTAACCGAAAACACCCAGACCGATAGACCGATCTAGAAATTTAAATAACAAAATAATTTGGCTTCCATGCTCCCGCTCCCACCCATTTGGATCTTTATGTAACTCGCTGTGGTGAATACGACACAATGGAATAGTGAACAAGTCATGGGCTTTAGTGCCTGTTCCACCTTGCCCGTAACCGATTAAATGGTGAGCATCATCCACTGTGGCGCCACAAACACAACACGGCTGTGATTTAACCCACTGTAGGTATTTATCATTTGTCCAGCGCAGTAGTTTTGGCTTTTTCATGAAACTAGCTGGTGGCTCGGGATCGATGGTTAAATTTAATACAGGTTTTGATACCCGTTCATCACCAGCTACGCCGCTGAGGTATTGGTCAGAAAGAGAGATAAGGCCTGATGGTTTATGCTTTAGCTCCTCAGGTAAAGTCATGAGCAACATTCTTCCATTGAATGTATTTAAATGTGCTCCTGGTCTAAATATCACCGCGCTAAGCTCAGGTATTAATATTGGAGTTAATATCCATTGGTGGCTCATGATATTTTCTCCAATTCTGCATTGAGGGGCCTTATCTCAATTTCAAATCGACCACCTTTAACTACCTCACACCAAGTGATATCAACATGCTTAACTTGCTCATCGTCTTTCCAAATATTGGCATGGGTTATGGCGTCAAATGGTGCTTTTAGATAGTTATCAATATCCCTTCTGTGATAAGTGGGTGGGAACATCTTCACAATGACGGATACATTTTCAGTAATTACCCTAGGCCTTGGCCTTAATTGAGTATAAATAGCAGCTATTGCACTAGCCCGAAATGCACGCCCCTTTGCACTGATTAACGTTTTACCGTTTATGTTCCGCCAGCAAGCATTAACACTTGGAGGGAATGGGAGTATTAATGTAATTGAAGAATTCATTTTGATACCACCTCATTCCATAATTTTACAGCTTCAGTTCTATCGTTTACTGCAGGGCTTTTTTTTCCGCAGCTATGACAATAAACATAAAACCAAGTGCGATATTCTAGGGTTTGAATGTGCAGATCTTCACTGCCGCATTTGCATTGATGGATTTCTGGCATTTTATTTTTCATCCAACCTTCCCCTCATGCTGAAGCTTTTTATTTTCAATAAACATTAAATCTGTTCTGGCGCTTCGCAATCTGGCTTTAGTGTTCTTTTCTTCCCTCAAAAGCCCATCGACTGATTTGCGCAGTTCGTCACGCTTATTTAATAATTCACTCATACCTCGGATTACTGACTCGGCATTATTCGCCCTAGCTAACAGAACATCAAAAGCCTCGACAACACAGCCACAATCGTTGCATTCAACTGTTCTATGCTCTTCATCGATAACTAGTGAATGATGCTTACAGTACATTTGCTGTCTGCTTTTTCTTCCCTTTACTTCCGTGTCGATAGTGGGAATTGCATCACTAGGCGCTTTGAATTGAATAACATTATCATCTGCACTCATGGCCTCACCCCCGCCAGTAACTGATCTAACTGTTTAAGTGATTGATTCCCCATATCGCCTACGTAAGCTTTTTCAACAACTTTAATGCCACACTCGAATTGAGGCTCAGGCTCGCACTTCTTGATTTCGTCTACTTTTTTAGGCTTAGCTGGTGGCTGCGCTTTAAGCTGTGCTTTAAGCTTTGCCTTGGCTTTAATAGCTTTCTGGCGCTCTTTTTCTTTCCTCTCTTTCTCAATTGACTGTTTTAGTTTGGTGATAGCATATGGCGTCACTTGATAATGGCTTATTGCGTGACCCTTACCGTCCTTCTTCATTTCACCAAGGTAATTGACACACCCAAGATCAATTAGGATGACAAGCATTCTTCTGGATAATAACTTGTGGTACCCACACATGCTTTTGAGGTGATTTGTGTTAAAGGCGTCGAATTGACGACCCGCTTTAATTATTTCAATGCATTGTTGGTAAGTGTCGACTCTCACGCTGCCACCCCCATTTTTTTAGCTAACCACCTAACCTGCTCTATGAATATCCTGCCTCGCTCCTCTAGATCTTCACGCTGGATATAATCAAATGGTTTCCCATCCCATGTTTTATCGAAAACAACTATTGCCCCAGCAAACATTGCACCAGATGGTTTTTGCTTATCATCGGCTGGGTTAAACCACTTAGGGACGTCAAAACCAATACGCCCAGTAATAAAACAGACATGATCTGCATTTTTCGGCCACCAACTTTCACTTGTTGCTGCTTTCAACAGAAAAACATAGCGACCACCTTTTTCTCTCATTGCAAAAGCGTGGCTCATAATATGACTAACGCCCGTTATGGCTTGCTTTTCATGATATGAACTACGTGAATATGGAGGGTTACCAAAAGCAGCACCACCAGTCTCTTTCAACCTTTCGTACCAGTCTTGAGTTAATGCATTATCTTCTGCTGTATAAAAATTGGGTGCTTTGGTATTTTTACCGTCAGTAAATAAATCAAGCTTGAATAAGCCATATATCGAGCTGATACCCCAGTACAATTCATCGGGTGTACACCACTGATCCCCAATTTCATTAAGCTTATGTCGTGGTTTAGCTTTAAGCGCCTCGAGGCTTTGAATGTATTTATTCATCAGATAGCACCTCGCTGCTGGTGGGATTTAACATACTCGCGCATATGCTTATAACGCAGCTGAACTTGAAAATGGTCAACATGATGATTTAAGTGGCGAAACTTCCTGCAAGTCACTAAATCACGGCGGGATTGATTCCATCTGTTACGAAGCTTGCGAATCGTGCGCCATTTACGTAGCTGCTTGAACATGGCAATCATGCCTAGCACGTCAACGCCATAAATTGTTTTAGTTTCACTACGCATCATGCTGTCACCTCTCTCGCTGCTTGTTCTGCTGCCTGTTGCCAAATGCCTGCCCATGCCTTGCGCCCTACAAAATCAGTCATGCGACGAACGCCCGATTTCCCAGCCAACTCACTTGCAATTTCTTCAATACGATTTTGAGGTTTTGAGCGGGAGCCGATGATCCGTGTAAATGCCTCATCACGCTCAACAGCATCGACTTTAACTTTTTGCTCACCAGCAAGGCGCAATGTGAGGTCATCCCACTGGTTGCGCAGTGTTCTTGGGCACTGAACGTTTTTCCTCCAGAAATCGTCTTGGGTAACACGCTTGTAGAATTGGCAAATTTCTTTGTGACTATGCTCGTCAACACTGACCATCAGGCGAACTTCGTTAGCCCAATCGGTAAAATTAGGCTCCTTAGGAGCTTTAAGCCCTAAGTCTTTGAATACCTCGCACTTGCGGTCAAATAACCATTCGGCGCATTTGAGGTCATTGGCTGAGCCCCATTTTTGGAAGTTAGCGCTGTAAATCACCGCTTCTGGGTAACGATTTAAAAAATCAATTTTTGACTGGTCGCTGGATTCGCTAGAATTCTGCGACGAAGAGTTAGTTACTGATGGATCATGTATTGAAGTTACTGACGGATCGCCCCCAGATTCTGGCGGGTCAAAACGATTATTTTTGATTGATTCTGACGGGACAGATTTTGATGCAACAGATTTTGATGCGTCAGAATCTGAAACGTCAGAAACTGGCGGTTGAGAAAGTGCAGCCATTGCCGCTGAAGCTAATTTATCAACGTTCAATTGATAGATATTACTTGCGTTACGATTACCTTTACGGCGCTTTTCGCTTGATAACCAACCGGCTTTTTCTAAGTTTTTAATAGCGGTACGCACAGTACTTTCACCCGCACCTATTTGCCGGGCAATTGTCGGTACTGATGGCCAACAAACACCATCATCATTTGAAAAGTCAGCGAGACGGGCCATTATCGCAACAGAGGTTATCTTTAAACCTGCACTTGCGCAGCCATCCCATACATAACTTGATAGTTTTACGCTCATGCTGTTACCTACTTAACTTCTGTGTAATATTTTTTGAATTGTTCGAGGGGCTCAAAACAGGGATGCTCATAGTCATCGAGCATGAAAACAACCCGTTGCCTTGGTTTGTCCCACTCAACAACATGGACAATACGGCCTCGCTTATCTCGGAAGTAACGATTAAGGTTTTTATGCTTTTCATTGGACATGATCCCCTCTCCCGCAACTTGCATTAAAATCATCTACCAACCACTCAACAAACTTGTAGTTGGTCTCCTGCCGTCCTTCTGGTACCTTTAGTTCATAGACAAAACGACCATCACGGATAGAAACTCTCACTTGCGTTCTACCGCGTAAATTCGTTACACTGCTCATGCTAGTTACTCCACACAAGTTGTTATTAGCACTCGACGCCTCGGACCGCATATCTGGGGCGTCCCCCTTTCTGAACATGCTCATCATTGTTTAATCCCATAAACCGTTTTTAATGACTCAATAAACCCTGCAGCGTACCCAAACACCTTTGCCAACTTGCGATCTATTGCCTTAATTTCCTCGTCAGTAAGAACTCCATCAGAAATGCTATTTTGAATCAGTACAGATAACGCACCTTGCATAGCGCCAAGATTCATGCGTATTTCAAAGAGTTCGACTGTATCTAAATTCTCAGGCTCAACTTTAGTTGCAGGAACCATCGAGTGACGATCCATGTGATATTCCACCAGCAACTTAGTGCCTGATAATTCCTCAATCGCTTCAAGTTCATCATTTTCAAAGAAACGACAGCCGTTTTTCTCATATAGCTTGTTATTGAAAGTAGTTTCAGAAATACCCAAAGCACCCGCCATCGCTGAACGACCACCAGGGAATGCCTTGCACATTTCTTTTACGACTTCTTTTAATGTTTGTTTGCACATATCTACAATTCCGTTGTTTTGTTGGTAGTTAACTCAGTTAGTTGGTTTTGCTATTGTTTGCCTGTGCCAATTAGCTCATAAAGGTCTGGCCTTATCTCATGAGGTAAAACTGAATTGTTGGTGGCTTTCACAATAGCCATAACCAATCTTGCATCTACGCCACCTCCATGAAGCCAGCGCCAAACTGTTGGTTGGCTAACGCCGCATAAGTCAGCTAGCTTTTTTTGCCCCCCAGCAATATCAATCGCTTTTTGAATTGCTTTGTTTTTCATTTTTTAACCCTTTTAGTATTGTCGTGAGACAAATAATAGCAATGAGTATTAATTTATACAATAGCAATAAGAATTTGATTTTTAATACGCATGACTATAAATTCGCATTCATGAAAACGACACTGTCTGAACGCCTTCAAAAGGCTATGAAATATAGGGGCAATATGACTCAGGGTGCTTTAGCTGAAGCATCGGGTGTTGCTCAACCTACTATCTGGCGTTTAGTTAATGGGAAAGCTAAAGGCTCTGTTAAATTGGTTGATATAGCCAATGCGCTTGGCGTGAATGTTGATTGGTTGGCGAACGGCATTGGAGAAATGGAAGGGCCTAATAACGAGCAAAAATTTAGGTTAGACAAATCTCTTAACATTTCAGTTTGGGATGAGACTGGCGAGACTGACGATTTCGTTTTATCCCCTATGGGCAAGCCATTGCCGTCTTACCGTGCATATGTCCTTAGTCGCAATACAGGGTGCGCTGAGGCACCTAACGGGAGTATTGCTATAGTCGATACAGAGATAACGCCAGGAACGGGGGATCTGGTGATAGCACAGGTCAACAATTCTATTTCTGTATATAAATTTTTAGATGGCGGTAGTCACGGCTTCCTGTCAGTTGATGATAATAGAGTGCCATTGATTGATTTATCCTCTGCACTATTTATCGGTGTAGTTGTCTTTCTTGTTCGTGATTTCAGGAGATAGCTTGTTTTCTTTTTTTTACTAACAAGCACCTCTCTATACTTACCAACCCCATTTCTCACCAAAACTATCACCATCGTCTCATTCCTCTCGAATATAACATTGTAGCTTTTGGTTATTTACTGTGTATTTATACAGTAAATTGTTTTATACTTTATATTCTCAAGTAAAATTTGCAAGAATTATTCTATAAAAATTCTGATAGCCTTTCGTATTATTATAAACATAAAAAAATAATCTCTTTAATTTCAATCAAATACAGTCCATATTAAAACAAATAAAATATACTTATTGCTATAATTAATACTCATTGCTATATTTATTCCATCGAGACAATCATTAGGTGGATATCATGCAAACCAATTCAAATGAACCAATTGTTACTTTTAGTGTGCCAATGTCGCAGGATGATGTACGCGAGTGGATACTGGCAAAGGCTAAACTAATTAATCATCTTAAAAGACTGCAAGCTGACCGTGATAACAAGCAAGCTGAACTCGAAAAGCTCGACGAAGAAATTGCAGAGTGCATGGATATGTGTGCAGTTACTGTTAGTGCTTGACTGAATTTTAAATGTGTGGGGTATTAGGCATGTGCAATTCTGATAATGGTAAATGCAAGTGCCTAGACGTTAAACAGGCATTACTTAATAAGGTTGAGCAGCTTGAAGGGGCAGCGAAAAGAGGTCGTACATTACGCGAGCTAAATCCAGACATTCCAGCGGAGAAAACAATCTCCGCCGAGCAATGTAACTGGACTCTGAAAAATTGTGCAATGTTTCGTCGGTTTATCGACCGCACTTTTGAATAGCTAGAATGGCCTGAGCTTCCGTGAGGTGAATGTATTCAACGTAAACATCAAGCTCTTCATCTGTAGAGAGATTATAAAAGGTTTCGCCACCTTCGGAATGTAGATTGCCTGTGATGATGTTTCCTTTTTCGACGTCATAACCACCAATAAGTTCAGCAATGGTTATTTCGCCGATTTCATCACGGATAGCAACCCAACCGATACGGTGTTCAATATGAACTATAACGCCTTTTAAGTTACTCATAAAAAATTCTCTTGGTTGTGTAGGGCTTCCAAGAATACCACAGCCGCCTGATGTGGATAAGTTAGTTCAGGCAACCTTATAAATTGTGTGGAGTGTTTAGTATGGGAATGCTTATTTTAACTCGTCGAGTCGGTGAAACTTTAATGATTGGTGATGATATTAAAGTGACTGTTTTGGGGCTTAATGGTAACCAAGTGCGGATTGGTATTGAAGCCCCAAAAGATGTTGCTGTACATCGTGAAGAAATTTATCAGCGTATCTTAGCTGAAAATAGTATTACCACTGCTAGTGATTGACCCTTGTGGTTTTTGGCGGTGTTGTGCCGCCCTTTTTCATAATACATAAGGCCACTGATATTCAGTGTTCATACTAGGTAAATATATTCATTATTTGTCAGTGGTCTTATTTATTGTGTGGAGTTAATTATATTTGAGGAAAAAACAAATGAAACGTTTTCCAATTACTAGCTGTGTTATTTTTAAAGCTGAATTACCCAGCGCTGACGTTTTAGAAAATCATTTAAAAGAATTACTCTTTGTTGATATTTTAGAGTCACATTCTATTAGCTATGGTTTTATTCCGAATAAAATTACAGGTGAATTAGTTACACCAATTGAAGGTGGCTATATTATTACTTTTCGTATTGATGAAAAGATAATCCCTAAAGCGGCTATTGCATTTGAAGTTAATAGGCGTATTGAGAAATTGAAAGAGCAAGGCGCTAATGACTTAAATGAAGCGGAAGTAAAGCGAATAGCTATAGAGGAAATGCTTAAAGTTGCTTTAACTAAAACAAAAATCATCACTGCTCTTTACCATGTTAAAAAAGGTTTTCTTATTGTATCGAGCACTCGCAAACCAGAGCACCAAGCGCTTGTTAGATGTTTAATTAAGGTTTGTGGTTCAGTAAAAACAGAAACAATCCATGTTGATGATGCTAAGAACGGTATAACAACTCGCCTAATTAACTACATAAACAACGAGCCGCCAGCAGACAGCTTTGGAGGGAGATTATATCCTTGTAATTTCTACTTACTGCAAAGGAAAGTTGAGAAGAAATTAGAATCTGTTAAATACGACGCTGAGCTGTGCTATGTTCAACGCGAATTAAGTGAGAGTTTATCAAATGGATTTCGTGTCAGCCTAATGGAATTAGCAACGCTAGATATTGTCTTTAAATTAAGTGATAACTTCGAGTTCAAGGGAATAAAACCAACTAGTGAAGTTTATTGTGATGGAGATAGAGCTTTTCGTCATCGGCATGTAAATTCTTTATTTATGTTTTATATGATAGATACCATCGAGCTATTAATCGAATTATTAAAATACAAAGAAGAATCAGAGTAACTATTTAGCCAACACCAAGGAATTAATTCTCTTTATTAAGAGACGGACTCTTATTATCTAAATTTTGTGTGGAGTATTAATTATGTCTAATGAAATTAAATTTGATGCAGATATATTGCTCGAATCAGTTAACGCCCATGGTGCTGATGGCCATGTTTACAATGACACAAAAAAACGCTTCTTTAATGGCGCTCAAATACATACATCACCAGTAGTTAATATCGATACTTATCTTGCTGATGGTTATATACAAACAGTTAATTCAGTTTACAGAATTATTGTGTAGGGGGTGCATATGTCTATTAAACCTGAATTAGTAGAACGCGATGAACTTGGCTACTGGGCTCACTCTCAAATTCCTGTAAGTGAAGACGGTGAATATTTAAAACAATGGTTTGATAACAATTGCCTTGAAATCTGTAATGTCTATATGGATGGCGATATTGATGAAAGCCACCCAACATTCAAACGCTATTTTATAGATGGTGATTGCGATATCTCAGGGTGGGTACCGAGCAAACCGCAAGGTGATGGTTGGTTTATCGGTGGTATTTTTGAATCAGAAGATGGCCCTGCTTGTTCGTGGCTAAGGCCTGATGTGGCAAAACTAAAGGCAAAATTCCTCAGAGCACATAAAGAAGCTGAAAAAGCTGCATTTGAATATTTCTGCGCCTGTGATGTTGGTGATGAACGGATCCAAGCTAGTGAGGTTTATGAGCGCATTAGAACTGCTACACGCATAGGTGGCTGATATGAAAGAGCGCGGAATTATTTTTAATGCTGAAATGGTACGCGCCATCCTTGATGGCCGTAAAACTCAAATTCGTATAATCATGAAACCACAGCCAAGACCAAATGAAAACGGTGGTACTTGGTGGCCTAGTAATATATGCCAGTCCATGATTAATATCGAAGATATGATGCAGGATAACGAAGGGGTATGGGCTGGCATTGCTGGTATAGCCTGTCCACACGGTGGAGTTGGTGATCGCCTTTGGGTTCGCGAAACTGCTGGATTACAAGTGCGACGCGACTGCCTTGGTGGTACTGGTGAGTTTTTTGTTTATAAAGCAGATAAGCCAAATGCTGTTAGGTATAGAACTGCCTGTGGGACAGATGTTCCTGTTAAATGGCAGTCCCCAGTTAGAATGAAACGTTGCCACTCACGTATCACGCTAGAAATTACTGATGTTCGAGTAGAGCGATTACAAGCAGCTAGCGACGATGATTTTAAAGCCGAGGGATACCCGCTGGAAAGGGCGTTAACTGGCGGTAGTACTGATGCGTTTTGTTGGTTTCGTCACTTATGGGATTCAGTTAGTAAACCTGACTGTAATTATGAAAGTAATCCGTGGGTGTGGGTTATTGAGTTTAAGAGAGTGTGATTATGAATAATAAGATGCTTGAATTAGCCAAAGAATTGAAAGCAGATGCTTTATTAACCCGTAGATATCAAATTGCAAAATGTTCTGTATGGAGTGACCAGTTAATTGATCTGTGTGAGTATGTTGAGAAAATATCTCAAACAAATGAAGAAAGCACTAAATTAATTGAAGCCTTCTGCGCTGACGATGCTGAATGGCATAAGTTACTTGATGCAAGGGAGCAGGAAAACTTAACCTTGATTAGTTTGGTAGTTAAGTTAGCTGATAAATATTCTGAAATGCAAAAAGAATTAGAGCGTATTAATAACTTGCAGCCTGTTTTATTCACTATTGAGGATGGCAGTGGTTGCTTGCACTTTAACCGAGTAACAAAAACGAATGGAGAGGAATTGAGCCACCAGCTTAATATCCTACAAAGAAATAAACCTGAGCAGCAATTCAAAATAGCAAAGCTATACCGCTTGGATAAATAAGGACTAAAAATGAAATATAAACACTTAATGGTAGATCTAGAAGGAATGAGCACACATAACAATGCAGCCATTGTTTCTATTGGTGCAGTCGCTTTTGAACCTTCAACTGGTGAGATTGGGCCTACATTTTACCAAGTTGTCGATTTAAGAAGTTGCGAGCGTGCAGGTCTTCATATCGATGCTGATACCGTCCTTTGGTGGATAAAGCAAAGCGCTGAAGCTAGATCGGAAATTGTTGGTGTTAGTTATGAGTTAGAAGAATCACTAGCCGACCTAAATCTTTTTGCCGAGAGAGTTCTAACTGATGATGTTCAGGTGTGGGGTAATGGCGTTGATTTTGACAATGTTATTTTGCGTAACGCATATGATGCTGTCGGTTTAGATCCGTTCTGGAAACATTGGAACAATCGCTGTGTTAGAACAATTGTAGAGCTAGGCCGTAATGCTGGTATTGATCCTAAGCGTACACTCGAATTTGAAGGAGAACAACACAATGCATTAGCTGATGCAATCCATCAGGCTAAGTATGTGTCTATTATCCACCAGCATTTAATCAAACCAGTTAACGACGATATCTAATTTGTAAATCTGTATGCGGCAGATATGTGGAGGTAATTATGTCTTTTAACAGCATGAGAGATCTTGAAGATGGTGACCAAAATACGAAGCAGTTCATCGTAGTGGCGCCCAATGAATGGGTAACAGAAAAGCTTTTATCAGCTTGTACTGGTTACTCAATTCGCAAGATCCGTAGCTTTAGAGAGAAGTCTTGGAGACAAGGTAAAGAATGGTTGTTTGTCGCTACAGATGGCACACCAAAAGACAATAGCGGAATTGCATATAACTTACCCAATATTAATAAATGGATAGCCATGCAAAACAAATCACAACCTCGCTATGAAAGGAAAAAAACGCCTGCTCCATTCTTTCCTGCTACTGGGTCTTAATAACTCTTGTTGCTAAAAGGAAAGTTAACATGTCAAAAAGTATCGTGTACCCAACCGGTGTTGAAAACCATGGTGGTTTTCTCAGGATCTGGTTCATATATCAAGGTAAGCGATACAGGGAAGCTACTGGATTGCCTGACACCTCGAAAAATAGAAAGCAAGCAGGGGAAATAAGGCAATCTGTTCAGTACGAAATAAGAAGTGGCATATTTGATTATTATCATCGTTTCCCTGAATCTAAAAATGCCGGAAATTTTTCAACTAAAACCGTTAAACAAATAACCGTCAAAGATATGTTTAGTAAATGGCTCGAACTAAAAAAGCCAGAAATATCACTTAACACATATAATCGTTATATTTGTAAATTAGATACATGTGCAATGATCTTAGGAGAAAAGAAGCACATTGATGCAATAACTCAGGAAAATTTACTCTTTCTTAGAAACGAGTTACTTACAGGTAATCACAGGCCAGCGCGTCAAAGGAAGGTAATTAAAAAAGGCCGAACAGTTGCTACCGTAAACGATTATATTGTTTGTATCAAAGGTGTTCTGCGGTTTGCTTATGAAAACGGGTATATTGATAAAGATCCAACGACTTCCATTAAAAAATTAAAGAAGTCGAGAACGCCCCCAGATCCATTTAGCCAAGATGAATTTGGTCGATTTATTGAAGCCTGTACCAACTTACAATCTAAAAACTTATGGACAGTAGCCTTTTACACAGGCATACGCCCCGGAGAATTATCCGCACTCGCATGGGAAGATGTTGACTTAGATGCAGGAACAATTACAGTGAGACGCAATTGGACGGCTGCAAAGCAATATACCTTACCCAAAACTAATGCGGGAACTGACAGGGTTATTGTTTTACTCGAGCCGGCAATAAATGCATTAAAAGCTCAAATGCCATTAACGTACATGCGAGAATCGGTTAAAGTTGACGTCCGTCTGCGAGAGTTTGGTAAAATACGTAAAGATAAATGCACTTTTATATTTGATCCTAGTATCAATGCTCGCGGTTATGCGATTAAAAGCGGTCGGTATTCCACAACAACTCTTGGAGATATGTGGGATAGAACGATTAAAAAGGCTAAAATAAGACATCGAAACGCATATCAAACAAGGCATACTTATGCTTGTTGGATGCTTTCTGCAGGTGCTAACCCATCATTTTTAGCAACACAAATGGGGCACAGTTCAGCACAAATGATTTTTACGGTTTATGGTGATTGGATGCCTGAGAATAATAATGATCAGGTAGAAATGCTAAATTCAAAGCTTTCTAATAATGCCCCATCCATGCCCCATAAATTAAAGGTTGTTTAACTTTTTGCTTATAAAACAAAAGGAAAAGTAAATTGGCTCAATACGTTTATAGTATGTATCGGGTTGGAAAAATTGTTCCACCGAAACGTCATATTTTAAAAAATATCTCTCTGAGCTTCTTTCCGGGGGCTAAGATCGGTGTTTTAGGTCTTAATGGTGCAGGTAAATCAACATTACTGCGTATTATGGCAGGTATTGATACCGATATCGAAGGCGAAGCACGTCCACAACCTGGTTTGAAAATCGGCTATCTTCCGCAAGAACCTAAGTTAAATCTTGAACATACTGTCCGTGAAGCCGTTGAAGAAGCGGTTAGCGAAGTCAAAAATGCATTAACTCGTTTAGATGAAGTTTATGCAGCTTACGCGGAAGAAGGTGCAGATTTCGATAAACTCGCGAAAGAGCAAGGCGAGTTAGAAGCGATTATTTCCGCACAAGATGGCCATAATTTAGATAACCAATTAGAGCGTGCGGCGGATGCACTGCGCCTACCCGCTTGGGATGCTAAAATCGAAAACCTCTCTGGGGGTGAACGCCGTCGTGTGGCAATTTGCCGCTTACTACTCGAAAAACCCGATATGCTACTGCTCGATGAGCCAACCAACCACTTAGATGCTGAGTCTGTTGCTTGGTTAGAGCGTTTCTTACACGATTACGAAGGGACTGTTGTGGCTATCACGCATGACCGTTACTTCTTAGATAACGTTGCGGGTTGGATCCTCGAACTTGACCGTGGTGAAGGTATTCCTTGGGAAGGTAACTACTCTTCTTGGCTTGAGCAAAAAGATGAGCGTTTGGCGCAAGAAGCCTCTACAGAAGCCGCTCGCCGTAAGTCTATCGAAAAAGAACTTGAGTGGATCCGCCAAAATCCAAAAGGCCGTCAAGCTAAAGGTAAAGCGCGTTTGGCTCGCTTTGAAGAACTCAATAGCGTTGAATATCAAAAACGTAACGAAACTAGCGAACTGTTTATTCCACCTGGACCGCGTTTAGGGGATAAAGTTATCGAGGTTGAAAACCTAAGTAAATCTTATGGTGACCGCGTTCTGATTGATAACCTGAATTTCTCAATCCCGAAAGGGGCAATAGTCGGGATTATCGGCCCTAACGGTGCGGGTAAATCCACCCTGTTCCGTATGATTTCAGGCCAAGAGCAACCGGATTCCGGCTCAATCACGTTAGGTGATACCGTAAAAATTGCCTCTGTTGACCAGTTCCGTGATGCGATGGATGACAGCAAAACTGTCTGGGAAGAAATTTCTAACGGCCAAGATATCATGCGTATTGGTAACTTTGAAATTCCAAGCCGTGCCTATGTGGGTCGTTTTAACTTTAAAGGCGTGGACCAAGGTAAACGTGTTGGTGAGTTATCAGGTGGTGAACGCGGCCGTTTACACTTAGCTAAATTACTGCAAGTGGGCGGTAACGTCCTGTTACTCGATGAACCAACCAACGACCTCGACGTTGAAACTTTACGTGCCCTGGAAAACGCCCTGTTAGAGTTCCCAGGCTGTGCCATGGTTATTTCCCATGACCGTTGGTTCCTTGACCGTATTGCAACCCATATTATTGATTACCAAGACGAAGGTAATATTACGTTCTTCGAAGGTAACTTCTCTGAATATGAAGATTACAAAAAACGGACGTTAGGCGCGGAAGCGTTGCAGCCACATCGTATGAAGTATAAGCGTATGACCAAATAA